CGGTCGAAAACTCCCGGCGGTACGCCGTGCCCCTCCATCTAGCTCCCCACTCTCCTTATAAGTAAGTTCCAACTCGCTACTTGCTGCTATAGTAACTCCCATCACGCGCGCACGTACTCTTAAGAGAACTGCTGCTGTAAAGGGAGCCCGACAGGGGGTCTCTCGCTACGCTCGGGCTTACTAATGAAGATCTTGTTAATTGATAGCTCCGCATTCTTTCTGGACTTCGCCATGCGCTGCGAGGCCCAGGGTCACGACGTCCGGATGTGGGTCGCCCCCGATGAGAAGACCTTCGAACGGGTTTCCATCGGCGACGGGCTAGTCAGAAAGGTCCCGACCTGGGAAGGGTCAATGAATTGGGCAGACCTCATCCTGGTCAGTGACAACTGCCGTTATATGAAGCGGCTGGAAGGCTACCGACAACGTGGCTTCCCTATCTTCTCGGCGAATGTGGAAGGTACTTCCTGGGAAATGGACCGGCTGAAGGGACAGGAAGTGCTGGAGCAAGCCGGGATTGAATGCCTCCCTTGCATTAAATTCTCCAATTGGGACGATGCCATCTCCCATCAGAAAGCCCATTTGGATGTCCGGTATGTGTGCAAACCCTGCTCCGATGTGGATAAAGCCCTCAGCTACGTGTCGAAATCTGCAAAAGACATGATCTTCATGCTCCAGCATTGGAAGCGGACGATTAAAAAGCCATGCCCGTTTATCTTTCAGGAATTCTGTCCGGGGATTGAAGTGGCAGTTGGTGGCTGGATGGGCCGGAACGGCTTCCTCGGCCATGTGCTGGAGAATTTCGAGCACAAAAAGCTCATGAATGATGAGAAGGGGCCGAACACAGGAGAGCAAGGAACGGTTATCAAATATGTTCCTATCGGCGAGTCGAAGCTGGCTCGTGAATTACTCTTACCTGTAGAAGCGGAATTGATCCGATCCGGCTACACTGGGTATATCGACGTGGCCGTGATGCTCGGAACAGAAGGTCCGCGTAAGGGCTTGCTAAATCCGCTCGAATTCACCTCCCGACATGGCTGGCCACTGTTCCTAATTCAGCAGGTCTTGCATCACGATGTGGTCAGCTGGATGAAGGACGCGGCCGATGGCCGAGATACCTTCCAGCCGTCTGATGAGATTGCTGTAGGTGTGTTCCTATCGATGCCGGATTTCCCTTACCACCATCTTAAGGAAGACCAGCTCTCCGGCTTCCCTGTCTGGGGCATCACTAAAGAGAACCGTTATTTCTTCCATCCCTTCAATATGAAACTTGGAGAGGGGATTGATGATAAGGGAGCCACGATCCCTATGATGGTGACGTGTGGGAATGCTATTGCGACCGTGACGGGTGTCGGTAGGACCGTGGAGGAGGCGAAAACCGATGCCTACGGCCATCTTTCGGAGTTGGAGATTCCCAATTCTCCTATGTACCGAACCGACATCGGCGACCGACTCCGCGATCAGCTGCCCATCCTCCAGAAGTATGGCTACTGCACTAGCTGGAGCTACTAATGTCAGGTCAAAACAACCTGGTTCTCCCTCCGGTTCCCCCAGCGGGGGCAGACCCCAAATGGTTTCAACAGCTGCAGGCTACAGTTAGCTGGAATTTCAATGCTGCAGCCCCTACGGTAAAGCGTCCTGTTAATGCGTTGATCGGTCAGCACATGCTGGATACGACCTTGAATAAGCCGATCTGGTGCACTGCCGTGAACCCTCCAGTGTGGCGAGATGCCACGGGCACTGTCGTATAGGGTTTTCGACATACATTAACTTTTTGTAATCCCGGTGAGAAACGAAAATGTCAGGGAAAGGTGAGGCAGACTACTACAAAAGCGGAGAGTGGAATTTCGTCTGCGATCTTTGTGGTAGGAAGAACAAATCTGGAATGGCCATGTTCACGTGGAACGGCCTGTATGTCTGCCGACATCACGATGAGAAGAGAAATCCGCAGGATTTTCTGCGGGGTGTGAAGGATGATCAGTCCGTCCCTTGGTCCCGTCCCTACCATCCCCCTCGCTGCGACACAACCGAATTCCCCTACGTGGAGTTTTGCACTTTGCAGGGCTCCAACTCCATCCCCGGCTTCGCCATCCCAGGTTGCTCCGTCCCTGCCTTCGTCAACACCGCTTTCTACCCGTCTATTATTCAGTACCGGGGCTGGGCCATCCAGGACACCTACGGGTGCCCCATAATTGACACCTATGGGCAGTATATCTACCCCCCAGGTACTCCTTCTTCTGTCAATCCTCCGCGCCCTGGGGGCCCTGTCTACGAACTCGATATCAACTTCATTCTCAATGAGAGCACCTTAGGATGACACGCAAAATACTCTTAGTCTTTGGCCTGCTCTGGTCGGTTGTTGCCAGTGCCCAGTTCGTCCCGGGGCAGGTCCTCACTGCCGCCGAACTCAACAATGCTTTTGCTTTATATGCCCCACTGACAGGAGCTACTTTCACTGGACCTGTCTCTGCTACATCGATTTCGGGCACCCTAATCAGCGGATCCTCTGGAGCCTTCACAAATCTCAGTGCGTCTGGCTCCGTCTCTCTCCCTGCAGGTACTGTCACTCCCACGAGTTTGGCAGTTCAGTCAGCAAATACAGTACTAGCTAACACTCTCGGGGCAGCGGCCTCCCCAACAGCGGCTGCTATCCCCAGTTGTAGTACTTCTTCAAGTGCTCTCCAATGGTCATCTGGGGTAGGATTTGCATGTAATACGTCTGTTAATTCCGCGACCCTTGGCGGAGTTGCGGCTGCTTCCTATTTAACAACTGCCTCTGCTGCTTCCATTTACGCTCCGTTAGCCTCCCCGGCCCTTACCGGTACCCCAACAGCCCCTAGCCCCACGGTACTTACAAATAACACGCAGTTAGCGACAACCGCTTCTGTGATAAATGTTCTCGGGAGTGGAGATTTTCTAGGAGCTTTCAATTCTGTAACAGCAACCACCACTATCACGCCCTCGCAGACTGGCGGGATTGTTGGAACAACCACCAACAATAATGCAAATGCTGGGAGTGTGGGGGAGTATCAAGCTTTTGGGGGGGGCAGTGTTCCACTCACTTCCGGAACTGTTACTAACGCCACCAGTATTAGTTTAACTGCTGGGGATTGGGATGTGGAGTCTGTTCAGCTATTTCAGACTTCCGTAGGTGGCTCATTAGTTTTTGCCTACTCTTCTGTGAGCACCACTTCAGTAACTCTAGGCGGTGTTGGCCAGTATACTTTATCTGGTGGAGCACTTGGAGCCCAATTAGCAGTTACTAGCCCTGTAGTTCGTGTGAATTTGGCTGCAACTACTACTGTCTATGCGGTGACTGAAGTTAGCTTTGCTACGGGCACCTGTAATGTCTTTGGTTTTCTTCGTGCGCGTCGCGTTCGTTAAGGGGAAATAACATGGCCGAACAAGGTTCCTATCCCCTAAATGGGAGAGTTCCGCAGGGTACGGATACCTGTACAGGGGTTGTCACTGGGCAGACTGCAGATATTCCATTATCTGTGCTGGCCACGTATATCCTAGGGGCTGTTGGGGTCACACAACTTTCTGGATCGACTGCCTCGCGGCCAGCTCCGCCTATATTCGTGGGACAGCCTTATTTTGACACCACGCTGGGTATTCCTATTTACGCCTCGCAAATCCTTCCAACTATCTGGGTCGATGCTGCCGGAGTTCAGGTATGAAAAAACTATTCTTTTGTCTGTTGCTCCTGGTTGGGCAAGTCGCCGTAGCCCAGACCTTCCCAGTTAATAATCTTCAGGTTAATGGAGCGGCTACCTTTAATGGGGCAATCAATACCCCTGCCCTGACTTCTAATGGATTGTTGGTTGGGGGGAGTCCGGCTAGTTCAGTAGCCCCTGGGGCTTCTGGATTCATTTTGCAAGCTAATGGGGCTTCTCCCCCAACTTGGGTAGCCCCGACATCGATTCTCCCGACATTTCCCTTAGGCATTTCAAATGGGGGAACCAATGCTACGACAGCTACAGCTGCAACAAGCAATCTTCAATATTTGCAGGGGGCTACTGGAAGTGTTGCCGAATCTGTTACTAGCAAGTTACAGCAAACTGTAGATGCAGCAGATTTTGGTGCCTTGTGTAATGGAAGTCATGATGATACAGCTGCCATACAAGCCGCTTTAAACACCGGAAAACGCGTACACATAGCTACAGGGACATGTGTTGTTTCCAACGCACTGACCATTTCTACCCTAGGGCAGTCTCTTTATGGCGATGGGCCGAACAGTACTATTTTATTGGTTCAGGCTTCCTTTAACTTGTCAGCTTTGGGTGTAATTGTTTTCGCTACTGGTGAGCCAGGACCACAA